TCTATTATAATTAGTATACCGATGAGCGCAATGGTTATTCCCATTCATACATCTGACAGGATTACCTTCAAGCAGTGTCGGCGTAAGTGGGACCTATCGTCTCGTCTCCGGCAGAACTTGAAGCCTAAAGCGCCTGCCAAGGCACTTGAGTTCGGTACTGCTATCCATGCAGCACTAGAAGTATACTACGAACCTAAGCTCTGGAAGGCGGACCGACAAGTAGTCCAGATGTGCTCTATCGACATGTTCCGGCAGATGACTATTAATCAAATGAAAGGCCGTGACAGCGAAGAGGACAAGATCGACAAGCAGGAACGTTTGATCCTGGGCGAAGGGATGCTAACGAACTACTTCGACTGGGCACCTGAGCATGACAAGTTCAAGCCAGTGTTCGTGGAAATCAAGTTCGAAGTACCTGTTCCAGGCACGGTAGGTAACCTGTACAAAGCAGTGTATCGTGGACGGCTAGATATGTTGGTCGAGGACCAGTACAGTAGATACTGGGTCGTTGACCACAAGACGACTGCCAGGATGGACGATAACGAATTGTTCCTGGAGTTGGACGAGCAGTGCGGATCCTATGCTTGGGCATTGCAAGAGCAGCTCGGCATCAAGATCGCAGGTGTCATCTACAACGAACTGTTCAAGGGTGTGCCTGAGCCGCCCGCACTACTTACTAGGCAGTACAAAGGTCGCTGGTACTCTATTAGCCAGAATCAGAACACAACTTACGATTTGTGTCTGCAGACGCTAACGGAGGCCAACGAACCACTCCACCTGTATGAGGACTACCTCAACTACTTGAAGATCGGTGGCAAGCAATACTTCCGTCGCACAGAGGTTCATCGGTCACAGGAGGAGTTACGTAACCTCGGCGTCCAGATCGCCCTCGAAACAGCCGACATGCTCGACCCAAACGTAAGAATTTATCCAAACCCAAACAAATTCAGTTGCCGTTTCTGCGACTACCGTCTACCTTGTATGGCAATCAACGATGGTTCAGACGTAGAGTGGATCCTAAAGGAGAATTACAAACCAGATGACGACAGTGGATACTCTCACCCAACGGACTCTGGGGGGCTTGAGGGTTGATCAGGTAGCTGACAGGCCACCTTGGTTCAACCTTCTAGTCTACGGAGACCCAGGCGTAGGCAAGACGATGCTGTGTGGTTCAGCTCTTGCAGTACCTGAGATGGGCCCGGTGCTCTTCATTGACGTCGAAGGTGGTACCCTCTCGTTGAGGACCAAGTACCCAACCTGTGACGTCGTTCGAGTGGAGAGCTTCAAGGACATCCAGAAGCTGTACGACGAGCTGTACATCGGCAACCACGGATACAAGACGGTCGTTCTCGACTCCTTGACAGAGATGCAGAAGTTCTCCATGTATGGTATCATGGAGGCGATGATGGTCAAGGCCAGCGGAGAGAAGGATCGCGACCCCGATATGCCAGGCATAGGTGAGTGGGGTAAGAACACAGAACAGATTCGGAAGATGGTACGGGCGTTCCGTGACCTTCCGATGAACGTCCTATTCACAGCCCTGGCGATGACCGATAGGGACAACAAGACAGGTAAGATCACTGTCAAGCCGTCCTTGTCAGCCAAGCTCAGCAACGAGGTGGCAGGCTTTGTCGACATCGTGATGTACATGTACATCCTGACCGTTGACAAGACCAACCACAGACTCTTGTTGCCGGGTGCAACAGAGAAATACATCGCAAAGTGGCGCGATGCCCCGGAGCCACTCCCTGACGCAATAACCGACCCAACCATGACCATGTTGTACGACATGATCTACCACAAGGAGACAACCGAATGAAGATCAATTTCGCCGACACCGAGATCAGCGACTTCGAGCCACTCCCTAGCGGATGGTACAACGTCGCAGTGACTGACGGGGAGCTCCGTGAGTCCAAGAGCGAGAAGAACCCCGGCTCGGAGTACATCCACTGGGAGTACACCGTGCAGGAGGGTCCGCATGAGAACAGGAAGGTGTGGGACAACACCACGCTTCTCCCCCATGCGCTCTTCTCGTTGAAGGGCCTCCTCGCCGCCTGCGGCTTCGCTGTCGACGGTGACCTCGACTTCGATATCCCGGATGTCGTCGGTAAGACGCTCCAGATCCGTCTCGCCCAGCGTGAGCATGACGGAAACACCTACAACGACGTCAAGGGCTACAAGGCCTCTGGTGTCAAGGTGTCAGCTGGCAACTCCTCCTTGCTTCCCACATAGCACTCCCACACTCCCAGGAAGTAAGGATCGACCCCGTGGTGTAACGGATGCACGTGGCGCCGGTTTAGCCGGCCTAGTCTGAGGTTCGAGTCCTCAGCGGGGTCCTACGACAACTGAATAGATTGGGGGTGCTGTGTCAGTAACCGTTCCAGAAACGGTTGAGAAACAAACTACCTTCTTCCGCTTCATCTTTGGAAACTCTGAAGGGTTCGTTTGTATTGCTAGAAGGAATCCAAACACGAAGGTCTTCGACGAAAGGTTCTACGAGTGGCCTAAAGACATCGATGCAATGCTCGACTACATCAATGGAAACTTTGTAGCATACGACATCTACTATGCTCCCATGCTCTTTCATACTGGGAGACGCTCCAAAGAGACAGTATCGACTTGCACGACACTCTGGGCTGACTTGGACTACTGCGCGCCAGAGAAGATGTTGGTCGAACCGTCTATGGTCATCGAGAGTTCGCCCAAGCGCTACCAAGCCCTGTGGCGCCTTGAAGAAGACATGGACCCGGCTGACGCAGAAGAACTTACTCGCCGCATAGCCTATTTCCATGAATCGGATGGTTGTGACAAGACTGGGTGGGACTTGACTCAACTACTACGAGTCCCGCTAACGTTCAACCACAAGTACCGAGAGTCTGGCATTGTGACGGTACAGTTCAAGTCGGCGAAGAGTGTTGCCTACAACGTAGAGGACTTCGCTGCGTACCCACACACAGAAGGGTACACTAAGACAGAGTGGCCAATGCCACCTGAGGCTGAACTTGCTGACCCGGATCAACTCTTGGAGCGTTTCAAGAACAAGCTCCAGCCTACCCTGTGGGGTCTGTACACTCTGACTCCTGAGAACGACTGGTCGAAGAGTCTCTGGCAGCTACAGATGATCTGCTTCGAAGCTGGTATGGATCGTCCGGAGGTATTCTCTGTAGCAAGAGCTGCTAAGTGTAATAAGTACCGACGTGACAACAAGTCCGAGCAGTTACTCTGGAAGGAAGTCTGTAAGGCACATCTACGATTCCAGGACACGCATGGCTTCACTGTAGTGTCTGGATTCAACGATGTACCTATCTTGACTGACGAGGAGAAGAAATGGGCCTCGAACGAATCAGGTGTCGTCGAAGAGTACATCGAGCTGTGCAAGAGTTTCGGAGACGCCGCATGGCAATACCACCAAGCGGGCGGATTTGTCGTGTTGAGTTCCTTGTTGGCGGGGAAGGTCAAACTACCTACTTCATTTGGAGTTGTGGTGCCAAATCTGTGGTTCATGATATTGGCAGATACCACACTCACCCGGAAGACTACTGCGATGGATATGGCCATCGATATGGTCTTGGAGATCGACTCCGACGTCGTCTTAGCTACAGACGGATCTATCGAGGGCTTGTTCACCGCCTTGGCGGGAAGGCCTAATCGTCCGAGCGTATTCCTACGTGACGAGTTCAGCGGGCTGTTGGAAGCGATCACAAAGAAGGACTACTATGCAGGTATGGCTGAGACACTCACGAAACTCTACGACGGAAAGTTTCAGAAGCGTGTACTCAGAAAAGAGACCATCGAGGTTCGTGATCCAGTACTCATACTCTTCGCCGGAGGCATCCGCGATCGAGTATTGTCCCTTCTTACGTACGAACATGTGGCCTCTGGGTTTCTGCCCCGATTCATCTTCATCACTGCAGAGTCGGACGTAACTCGACTAAAGCCGCTCGGCCCGCCCACAGAACAGATAACGGGCAAGAAGGACCTCCTCATGGGACGTCTGCGTCGGATCAGAGATCACTATGACCAAGTGCAACAAGTGAGTGTCAACGACAAGTTGTTCACTGCACCTAAACGTTGGGATGCTAAGCTGACTGACG